AAATCGAAGATGTAGAAGAAGAGATATTTGCTGATACTCAATTATCACTTGAGGGGGTATTAGCATAAGAATCATACTATAATGGTATGAAAGATCAAGTAAACTGATCTTTATATTCATTTAAGATTTGATAGGTTGATTACCTCTAATAATCAATTATAATAAACACATAGGGCAGATAAGTTAGTACTCACACCTATACATCCATTTTTGGTTAGGAAGGTCAAAGTTGAGTGAAGCACCTCTTGACTATCGTAAGTCCCTTATAATTCACACGAAGGAGTTAAAATGCCAAATTGGTGCAGAAACAGAGTTACAGTTTTCGGTAACGAAGAAGAAGTCTCAAAAGTTAAAGACATCTTTGAATCAAAGGACACAGTTTTTGGTAAAATAATTCCATCCCCAGATTGGAAGAACATTCCAAATGAAGACGGAGAGTTGCCAGTGTCTGAAGACCACAAAGATGCAGATGGTAAGGTAATGTTTCAAACATCATCATTCCCGAAGAGTGGGAAAAACGATTCACGTTGGTATGATTGGAATCTTGCTAATTGGGATACTAAGTGGGATATTGCAGGTGGAGTTGAGATTGATGAACAGGACTCAGAGATTGTTGAAATCAACTTCAGCACAGCATGGAGTCCACCCGAAGCAATATGTTCTAAGTTAAGGGAAATGTTCCCAGACCTATCATTCTCATGGTTCTTTGATGAACCAGGAATGGAAGTAGCAGGGTATCTATAAAATGAACTCAACACACAAAGTCACTCTAACAGAGAAGCAAATCACAGCAGTCACAGAGTTTATTGACTGCTGGAATGATGTTCAGCAAGTAGATCAAGATATTTTAGATGAAGTGGGAGAACTTCTCAAAGGTGTGGTCAGGAAACATAAGGAGAAAGTATTAAAGGCACAAAGTAAAAGACCAAAGGAGGAATGGTAATGTTTGATTTAGATAACTATGAACTCACAACAATAGATTACGCATTAAGATATTATCTTGAGCAAAATCCAAATCTTGATGAGGACGATATTGAGTGGTGTAATTTGGTAAGAGAAAAAGTAGATAGTTTGATGGTATCACAGAGCAATTACGAAAATGAATGTGGGTGACAGTTAAATTAGTGTCCACTTTTTGTAGAAATACAATCGGTGGGCATTATAATAAGTATATCAAACAAAGGAGAACCCTATGACTTCAATTCAAGAATTTATTAGATATGTTGATTCTTTCTACGGAGTCAATGATCCACTCTATCCTATGATGAGTCAAGAAACAAAACAACCATTGAACACAGTTGATATTCACAGGGCAACTCTAAACTACCTTGATATGTGTCTTGATGAAGCAAATAAGTTATGCACATGGGGGGATGGAGACTCACTTGATCGTGAGAGAGTCAGAGACATTCTACTTGATGACTACAACTACAAGTTTGTAGGAGAGTAGAATGAAATATAATGTAAAAGAAGTTGAGTTTGAGTTTTGCCTTGATTATGCTAAACTCACATTTGATGAGCAGATTGAAATTCGTGACCTTGCACTTGGTGTATGGGAAGCGGATAATGAAGATGATCTACTTGAAGAGATCACAGCATCAACAGGATGGTTAATCGAATCTATTGACTACGACATTCAACTTAAGGAGGACTTTTAAATGACCACAAAACTCAATAGTAAGGATTATGTTGCATTTGCAAGAAAGTTTGTAAAGGAGACAGTTGAAAACATGGGTATCGAAGAACTCAAAGATTTTGCAATCACAGCGATTCATGAAGATATACAAGATGTATATGATGACTTAGGACAAAAAGGTGCATTTGAAGATATGCAATCATGGGATGAAGATGTATTTGATAATGTTGCAAAGGATTACGATTTAACTTTAGAAGATGATGAGGAGGTATAATAATAGTATGAAAAACATTCACTTACAACACCCAGAGGACAGTATTCTAACTGGTGATCTATCAGCACTTAACTGTTTCATCAATCCATCTCACTTATCAGTTAAGTTTGATGGAAGACCTGCCATTGTATGGGGTTCACATCCGCAGTATGGTAAAACATTTGTAGGAACTAAGTCAGTATTCAATAAGAAGAAGATCAAAGTCAATTTCACAGTCGAGGACATTGAAAGGAATCATGGCGATAGACCAGAGTTGGTGATGATACTCACCGCCTGTCTTGAGTGCCTACCACCTACGAATCGCATCTATCAGGGAGACTTCATAGGTTTTGGTGGTGGTCAGGTGGACTTCACACCGAATACAGTCAATTATGTGTTCCCGAATGTGGTAGATGAGACGATTGTAATCGCACCACACACAGAATACTATGCTGATAAACAGGGTGGATTACCCGAAGCAATCGGAAGACCACTTATCAGAGACATCAAACCATCTGACGATTGGTATGAGAGATACCCAGAGGAGAAAGGCAAGTGTCTATTTGTGCAACCAAAGGCATGGGTAACTGGTATGGTCAATCATCAAAAACTCAATACCTTTGAGCAGATACGTCATAAGGTATTCTTTGCGAAGCAAATGGCACAGGCAGTCACTTTCGCTGATCCGAATAGGGTCGGTATTATAACACAAATGCTCAACAGTTGCATCAAATTGAATTTACCGATACTTGATGAAGAGTTTGAGGGTGTATGTGACCCCAGACTTATCAGTTTGTGGAAGTTGGTGAAGGCAATCAAAGAGGAAGCAATGGGTTGTTGTAGGGATGACAGTTGTATTGAGTCATATATCAATGAAGAGTATGTAAGTGGAGAGGGATATGTGATGCACAATCATTGGGGTACATATAAATTAGTTTACAGACATCTATTTTCACACGCAAATTTTAACAACGTGAGGTTTAACTAAATGCGAACATCAACAACTTTCACACCGATCAACGTCACTCTTACAGAAGGAGAGATCGGTATTATTCTTTGTAGTCTTGAGGACTATGTAAAAAATCTTGAAGAGGATTCAAAGGAGGTCAGGGAAATTGACCAAATCTTTGAAGAGTTGGAAAATGCGGTGGATGACCACTATAATGAAAATCAAGGATACTATGGAGGTTCAATGTGATGTATGGGTTAATGTTTATCATTATAATTAGTATTATAGGTTTTATGCTAGTTTATTATGACCCACACAGGTAATAAGGTAAGTAAGTATTGGAATCAATGGTATCATATCATAGAGGAAGATGCACCCGAACTCTTAGATGAGTTTATTCGGGATACTGCAAAAAGGTATGGGGTATCCCGAAAATATATTGAAACGGAGTTTATAACTTGACTTTTGTTTCGTTTATAAGTATAATGTATAGTAAGTAAATTTACATCATGGCAGAACTCACAGAACAGCAAGGACATTTACAATCAGTTATTGCACAGCAAAAAGACCTGATAAATGATATTAACGCATTGCAGACAAAAATCACAAATAAGAAGGAACTCTTTAATAAGACTCAGGGAGTTGTGGAGTATCTTACGCAGTTGGGAGTTAAATTACCAGATACAGAAGTATCCACAGTCGAAACAAACACAGAGGTAGTCTAATGGCAACAAAATACTGGAGAGTTGAAGAAATGGCAACTAATGGGTGGAATATTACAGATCCACGTTTAGATGTGAAATTAACTAAAGATCAAGCAAAAGTGAGATTGGAACAGTTAATTGCAGATGGATATAATCCAAATCGACTTCGAGCAATTCCAGATGCCTAACGAGGGGAGCAGCGACCTAAAATACGAACCCCAAGTGAACGATTATGTAGTCTGGACAACAGAATTGGGCATGGTTCATAAGGGGTGGGTATTCTTTAAAGCAGATCCCCCAGTTGCAAAACGTGGGTGGAAAACACCAGTTGAGTATATCACAATCGAAATTGGTCTGAAGGAAAAACCTGAGTGCGAATATGATAAGAACAATCCACACAAATATATCCACGTTTTACTTTGTTGTTATAAACCACAATGGAATGAGTTGAGGTATGTAAAGCACCGAGTAAGTAAGTATGATAACACTTGTGTGGAGGACAACATCTATCCTGATTACAAGAGTCAAGATGGTAGATATGAGGACATTCAATGAAAGAGACTTGTGTATTAGTCACAGGTGGATTTGATCCAATACATAGTGGTCATATTGATTACTTTGAAGATGCAAGATTACTTGCTTCAACTCTTATCGTAGGAGTCAATAGTGATGAGTGGTTAAGAAGAAAGAAAGGAAGACCATTTATGAGTTGGGAATCACGCAAGAGAATCATAGATCAAATGAACATAGTTGACTATGTGATTGACTTTGATGATCGTGATGGGTCAGCAAATGATGCAATTAAACAATGCTTAAATGACTTTGATAAGGTTATCTTTTGTAATGGAGGAGATAGAGGAAAGGATAATACCCCAGAGTATGAAAAGTATAAGAACAATCAAAGAGTTCAGTTTCAGTATTCAGTTGGAGGAGAGAAAACGGAATCATCAAGTGATCTATTAAATGCTTACAGTAATCCAATCACTTATCGTGCATGGGGTCATTATCGTGTACTCTATGAGGGAAAGGATTATAAAGTGAAAGAATTAGTGATTAAACCACATTCAGAACTTTCAATGCAACGACATCAACACCGATCAGAAACATGGAACTTAGTAAGTGGTAATGCAAAACTTAGACTCATACAGCATGGAGAAGTAGTTGAACATGATTTATTATCTACTACAGTCATACCCATAGGTACATGGCATCAGGGTTATAATGACTCAGATGCTTCAGCACATATCGTTGAGATATGGAGAGGAGAATCAAAATACTTAAATGAAGAAGACATAGAGAGGAAAAACTAATGGAATTTTTAATTGGTCTTGCGTGTGTAGTCGCAACCTTATACTACTTTTATCTGATGTTTCAGTTCTTAGACCGTAGGTATGAGATAAGACGTAAAAGAAGGAAATAGTATGCAAATTTATTATGAATTAGTATATAAAGATGGTATGACTCACTCATCATTTAATCGACAGATCATGGAAACGATATGGAATCAGGATCATGACTTAATATCTTATTTGAAAGTTAATTTTGTATAATATGATACTAAAATCAATTCAAAAACCTTTTTAAATATTAAAATAAATATATTTTACCTTTTTATAAGGATTCTCAATAAGAATGTTTTATTGATAGTCAATAAGGGTTAATAGTTGATAAAGTATCTTAAATGGTCAGATCTTATGTGGACTTAGCGAGCGTACCATGAAACGTCAAGTGCGTCAATCCACAGGTCAGCGAATCCACACAGAATCTAGTCGAGATTTATAAATAAGACTTGTGAGTCTCGTCTAGGTTTCCTAACAATCTAGTTGCAATCTAGTCGAGATCCTGCTATACTAGGAACATCAATCAATCTAGTCGAGAAATGTACGATTACGAATACACATATGATAGCATCTCGTATAATTACAATCTAGACGAGGATTATCTAGATCAGGATGAAGAGTATCCACGAGATACACAAGATCTAGTCGAGCTCGCATATGCACATTATGCGTAACTAGATACGCACATCTAGATACACGTGTACTAGTGTGTACGCACATATTCTAGCACGTATATACGTGTGCCAATCAACAAACTGGCTCAGCAAACTACAGCAATACGAAATATTTTGAAATCTACACCTATTATAGCAAGCCGACGAAGGATGTCTAGGGGTCTTGTGCCAGATATTATACTGTCACATATAATCCCCATTCTCAATAAGATCTTGTAATTGAGAATATTACAGAGTATTACTAATATTATTTCAAGGCAGGGGGAGTGACGAAGGTTGTTCAGTAGAGCGACCCTGCTCCCGTCTTTGCTTATGTTCTTATTATAATTCATTGAAAATTAAATGCAATGTACATTTTATACCATGTAGCATATGTTACGTGGTATCTTTTTATACATTGCCTATCGTGATCCTCGTGGTATAGTGTGTATGTACATCAAAAATTATCAATCATGGTAACTTACACTAAAGAAACTCTTGAACTATTAGAGGATGTAATCGACAGAGAGGACGCAGAAGCGTTTATTAAGGTTTATGGAGAGAAAAACTTCTTTTATTATTATGAGGAGTATGTACAGTTAATAGACGACTATAGCGAGGAAGCAGTCACGGCATATTTGGAGATACAGGATATAACTTGTTTAAGTGAGTTTAGTGAAGCATACATGGGCGAATATGATAGCGGAGCGGAGTTTGCTCAACAAATTGCGGAGGACTGTTGCGAAATACCCAGAGAGATGTCAAGTTGGATAGAGATCGACTGGCAAGCATCATGGGAGAATCTTAGTTATGATTATAACATGGAGGACGGACACGTATTTCGTAATTATTAAGAGATTATTAAGGATAGTGGATTTTTCTCCATTATCCTTTATAGTATAAATGTAAACGTTTTTTCTTAAAAAAATGCCTAAACCTGAAATTCACTTCTCACCCGTATTTGGTATGGGATTCTGGATCGCTGAAGATGGGACTTTAATGTCTTGTCCCGCTTTTGAGAATGGTTCTTTTGATATTGAGAATCAAGGGGCGGTAGATGAATGGGATGACCCTAGTGTATATTCACCCGAACATATGTTAGTTCTTGCCCAGATAGTCAGAATATGCACGTTAAAACGTGATTATGTTAATATCGGTTACTATGCCGAAAGATTCGGGAGGGCAGTAGCATGACTAACCGTAAATTTTATATCGTGACTCATGTTGAGACTTATGAGAGATCCGAAGAAATTGATTTCTTAGTTCAAAACTGTTTGGGGATTTGGACTGGATCGGGGAGAACTGAAGGAGAGAGAGAAAATATATTATGGGCACGAATTGAAAAATATTTGGGAACTAAGTTAAAGAGTTTAGAGTATGAGGATAACAAACCCCACGCATTAACATCTTACATGTAGACAGTTTAAAAAGTGGCACATGGGTGGTTGCTTTATCACCCGTATGCTTTTATATTAAGTATATAAATCAAAAGGAGTTTCATCAATGAATCAAACAAAGTACCGCAGTTACAACACTTTCAAACCATATGCAGTATTAGAGAGAGAAGGTGGGCAAGTTGAAAAGTTTTTATTCTTGAATGGGTGGGGGGCATCCGTTGCTTCTCATAGTGGGAGTTATGGAGGAGATGAGGGTTTATACGAACTTGCAGAAATTAACCCGAATGGGCATATAATCGACGATTCAATTAAAGGTTGGTTAACATTTGCAGAGGTTGACTGCTATTTAAGAGAGATTGCAGAATATTAAGAGATTATTAAGGATACTGGAAATTGCTCCAGTATCCATTATACTAAGTATGTAAACAATTAAAGGAGATTTTTAAAATGTCTGTTTTACACCATGAGTCAATTCTTGAGAACTGTTTTGACCAAGCGTGGGAAGAGTTCAGAATCCACAACAAATTAACAGTTGACCAAATGACTGAAATTGAAAATCATGAGGGCGTTCAAATCGCACTTAACAAAAAAGCAAACAAAATGTTTGAGGACTTATGCAGATGAAGAACAAAAAAGGATTAAATATTGAACTAAGCAACTTGCAGTATCAATACCTATATGACTTGGTAATGTTTGCTTATGAAATGAATGTAGCAAACGAAAAAGGGTGGGACTTACAAACATTTGATAATTTAGTTGATAATGTTTGCAATGCTTCAGAAACTTATCTTAGTGAAGATGTAAGAGGAGTGTGACAGTCCTAATTCTGTCACACAGTTTGCCCATTCTGTTTCAAAATGGGTTATATTATAAACAGTTAAGCAATTCATTCAAATGAGACTAACACCAATCGCATCAAACATGACTGAAGTTGAAACTTCAGATGCCAGAGTTCTTTTTTCATACTCTACACCAGTCGCTGCTTACATATATGGCGAAGGATTTGTAAGAACTGAAAAATGGTACAGCACCACCACTTCAAGACATATTAACAAGTGGTTAGACGGTTCAAAAGCGAAGGAAGTTCCACAGGAAAAAATTACTTTATTAGCATAGGGTGAAAAAAATGTATCCTTTAAAAACTGAGGTTTATGAAGAAGTCTTAAACCTCTACGAATCGGGGGACGGTTTTGAGTTCGGCATTATGAACGATCTCTATTACCAATTATTCTACGGATACGAAGATCCGTTTGATTCTCAGGAGGTCAACAAAAAATGAGTCAAACTTATGCAATTCTTTCTAAGGATACATTCAGAACCCTATACAGGGCATTGAATGATTCAGTTGCTGCAGGTAATCTCTCACAGTATGAAAAGGAAGAAATTCAAGACACATTGGATAAGGTCTTATATAATGGAACTACCCGCAAGTGGTTTCAAGTGATAGATTACAATGATCCATCTTTTGCGACTAGCAGTGGACGTGCTCAATACGACCATTACGGAATTTATCCTATCACAGAAACAAACACCTATCCACACCCACATACAATCGGTTATTCTTAATATTCATTTTATATTTGCCCTGTAACAAGGGCATTTTTTATGCTATCATTAGTATATAACCGAAAGAGGTGGGAGGTATCACCGAAGACGAAAAAGGTCGGTACTGGGGGTGTTTATTTTTTTTTTTTTTTTTTTTTTTTTTTAATTATATAATTTCTTAATATTTGGGTGCATGTGATATGGTATGATAGGTATGTAAACAAAAGATTATTCAAATGATTTTTACTCACACATGGGAGAATGAAACAATTTTCCACGAAGCATACGTAACTGATGAGAGATTTTTTTCAGTTGATATACGTGAGGTTACAGAGGGCGGAGATCCTAAAGAAGACTGGGTTTCATATGATCCGATTTGCGGGGCATCTGATGACCAACTTACAGAAATTTGTGATGAAATCTATGATTCATTACTATTAGCAACATTACAAAAGGGAGTAGATACACCCTTAGCAGAATTATACGGAGGTTAAATGCTTAACCTTAATTTAACATTTGAGGGGTTGATAAACCTCTCAGATGAACTAATATTATATTGTATTCAAACAGTTATTCAAATGACTCAAACAAAAACACCAACTCAAAGGTTAATCGACAGAATCAATCAGAAAGAATCTTTTAAAGATGTTGCCTATGTATGCGAAGATTTCCAAACTTTTGTAGATGAGATCTCAGAGTGGGGGGTCGATCATATTGGTGGAGTTGACTTCTACGGAGTTGGATTTGAACTTAATGAGGAATTGGATTTGCCTATGTTAGATAGGTTCTTTGCTTCATTCGGTTGCACCCCAGAAAATCCACACCCATGTTCAAGAAGATATAATTAACATTCTTTTAATATTTGGGGCAACAAAAATGCCCCAAATATCGCTATAATTAAAGTATAACATTCACAGGTGTCGATCACTATGTTTAACACAACAGGACAAGTTCATTTCTCAGGAATCAAAAACGAACATGAGACAATCAAACTTCTCAACGAATGGGCAATTTACCCTGATACAGTTACTCACTTGGGAGGAACAAAACAAAAGGAAGATGCTGAAGCAGGTAAGCAGGGTATCAGCATCAAGCACAAAAAAGGTCTTAAGTCAGGTTCTTTTGACTGGGTAAACACTTCCAAAACTTTTCCTTTAATTGCTGATGATCATTTTGATACTTTTAATACTTGGGTTAGAATCATCAGAAATTCAAAAACTGTTCTTCAACAGAACTCTATTGACGTAGTAAGAGATGAATTTAATAAGGTCTGCCATGAAGGTCTTAAGTACATTAGACAATCTGACTTACAGGCATTTGTTATTAACTCATTATTCAATGACCTTGATATAGTGGTTAATGATACTAAAGCAGGTGTTTTATACCATACACCAAACCACGGTTTAAGATCAGTTCAGATGATTGAAAGAGGTTTTGAAGTTGAGATCGTTCCAACCGATAAGATCGCAACCAGTCGTAAGTTAGTCTTAAGAAGGGGAGTTTATACAGTAGATACAGGTTTAAGACTTCGTTTAACTTCCAACAATGGTATTAAAGCAATGCTCGGAATCAGTAAAGCAAATAAGACATCTATTCCAGTTCTTAAACTTCAGCAGGATAATATTGAGAGGTTAGTCAATTCAGCAGATCCCTTAAAAATATGGTTCTATAAGAAATAATAATTTCTTAAGATTTGAGGGTAGACAAACTACCCTCTTTCCGACTACCATTAGTATATACAAAACAAATTTCAAAATTATGTTTATCAACGAATTCAGAACAACCGCATATAATTCACAAGGTCAGGCACAGGAAACTGAAACATGCTTAGACAGATGGGTATCAACTGAGATGTGTTACGACTTATCCGAAGAATACGGATACGCAGAAACCTTAGACGCTTGGGGTAAGCACTGCGGAGAGTATGGCGACAGACCCGCAGCACTTGGGCAGAGAGTCTACTAACTCTCTTACCAGTCTCACGGGTTAGACCGTTCGTTCGTGATACAGCAGTTGTGGGGGGTTCGCCCCCGCCCCCCCGTATATAAA